CTATTTCTAAAACGGCTACGGAAAGCATACAAGAAACCAATAAAATATTTCCTAGCAGCCGAATACGGCGACAGAACAAAAAGACCACACTATCATGCAATAGTATTCGGATTAAAACCACCGGATGCACAATGGTATAAGAACCAAAAGGGAAATAGCTATTTTAAAAGCGAATGGCTACAAAAAATCTGGGGCAAAGGAATGATAGACTTTTCACCAGCACAACCAGGAAGTTTTGCATACGTGGCGCAATACGTCAACAAGAAAGCCATAGGTGCAGAACAAGCGGCAAAATACTGGATGGAAGGCCGAGAACCTGAGTTTAGAATCATGTCGAAAGGCATCGGCGAAAAGTATCTAAACGAACACAAAGATGAAATCTTGAAAACGGATAGCATCATATGCGCGGGAGGACGCGAGAAAAGGCCGCCACGCTATTTTGATAAGATTCTAGATAAGGATACCAGCCAAGACACAGAAAGCTATTTTAAGGCACATTCTGACGAGCTGAGAGAAGTTAGAGCAAGACGCAGACGCAGCGCAATACAAAGTTTAGTCAATCTCGAACAGAACACAAGCGTGGATTATGAAACCTATCTCAACATTCAGAAAGAAAAGGACAAGCTAAGGCAAAAGTGGCGTGAACCAAAAGCATGACGCGCACAGCGCTAAAAAGGAATGGATTTAGCCGAATTCCGCTCCGCTCCATACGGCAAAGCGCTAAAGCGCTTTTCAAAACAAAGGAGCAAAACCGACTGCGAATATATCAATTAAAATTTCAAAAAAAACTTGACTTTTTTCTAAAAAAATAATAAAATATAATTACAGAAAGGAAGGTACTAAAAAATGAAACACACCTACGAACTTAGAAGATTCAACGATGACAACAGTGTAACAGCAATCCTTAAACTCGAAACAGAACCAAAATATGCAAAAGAAAGAGCAAAAAACTACGCGAACCGGCACCCGGGTCTCTACTCGCTACAAAAAATTGAAACCATAGCAATGTATTTTACAGAAAAGGAGATTGACAAAAATGCTTAAAAGCTATATCATGAGCACAGATGGAAACGTAAAGCTAGGAAGATACTTTAGGGTAAGAGAATTTGGATGTAAAGACGGCAGTCAAGTAGTGTTCATAGACGACTACTTATATTCCATTCTGGACATCCTCCGACATGAAATAGGAAAGCCGGTAATCATCACCAGCGGATACAGAACACCAGAATGGAACAAAAAATGCAACGGAGCAAAATACAGCTACCACATGCGCGGTATGGCAGCAGATATCCGAGCCGAAGGCATGAGCGCAAAAGAACTTGCCAAAAAACTGGATGAAATCGTCCCGGATGGATGCGGCATTATCGTATACAACACTTGGGTACATTTTGATGTGCGAAGCGGAAAAAAATACAGAAAGGGGATGTAAAAATGGAACTTACCAGCATCAACTGATAATCAAATGACGCCATAACCTGGAAAAGAGAATCAACAATGAAAACATGGAACGCAAGAGACCAGACCAAAAAAAACAAATGATGGTCGAAACAGAAAAAACACATAAAGGAGTAAACAAATGGCACACAGAAGCGGAGCGGGTCGAGGCGACCAGAAGCGCTTTACCCAGACTGCAAAGCGAGTAAAAAACATCAACGTTCGACCGAAGGTATCAAGAGGCGGAATCAGATTATAAACCATACAAACAAAGAAAGGGGACGTAAAATGGCATTAATCAAGGTAAAGGACGTTAAGGAAGCAATTGCGCTGATGATGAACATCCTTGAAAAGCTCGACGAAATCTACCACGCACTGAAGGATGCAAACAAAGACAAAGAGTAAAGAGGAAAAAACATGAAACTGAAATTCTACTCATTCCACGATGCATTGACCAACGGATACTCACAGCCATTTCTGCAGAACAACAGGGCACAGGCAGTGCGAACGGCACGCTGGAAAGCAAACGAAAGCAAGCCGAGCGAAATCGAAGATATTTCGCTCGTAGAACTGGGCGAATTCGACACCGAAACGGGCTACATGAGCGAAGCGATGCCTGAACACATCGCACGGCTCATCGACCTGAAGGAGACGGCCAATGTTAAATCCTGATAAACTGGTGCGGTACTACGGAGCACCAACCGAGAGAGTGGCGAACAATCCGGGCAGCATGACAGCACCAACATGGAAAGCAGTCAAACGACCGAACGGCACTACCGACTACATCCCGCAGCCAGACGAAAACACATACGAAAAAATCCAGCGAGCAGGCGAGGGCTACGACCTTGCAAGCGCAATCGCACGACTGGAAGCGGGGGATACCAGCATCAAGGCCAAGAGCATGGTATACACCGAAGGCACAGAGCTCGAAAATCTGCCAAAGAACATCGTGACGATGCACGAAAAGGCCGAAGCTGCAGCCGAAACGCTGGAACAACTGAAACAGGTGCAGCAGACCGAACAGCCGAAGCCGAAAGAAGAAGAAAAAAAAGAGGAGGTGAAGGAAAACGAACCGAAACAGTGAAAACCATTTCGCGCAAGTGCCGCGAATGGAACGACCACGAAGCAAATTCGACAGAAGTCACCAGCTGTTGACGACCATCAACGAAGGTGACCTTGTACCCATCTACTGTGATGAAGTGCTTCCGGGCGATACCGCACAAGTACGACTGAACGGCCTTATTCGTATGAGCACTCCCATCTATCCTATCATGGATAACTGCTACATGGACACCTATTTCTTCTTTGTTCCGTGCCGTCTGCTGTGGGAACACTGGGAGAACATGTTCGGCGAGAACGATACAAACTACTGGGCAGAAAAAACCGAATACAGCACGCCAACTTGCAAAATCGGAGGCCAAGGCATTGAAAACGGAACAATCGGAGATTACTTTGGAATCCCAACAAAAACACCACTTGAAAAAGTAAACGCACTGCCGGCACGCGCCTACGCAATGATATACAACGAGTGGTTTAGGGACGAAAACCTTGAAGCGCCGTTAATGCTGGGATACAAGAAAACTGACGAAGGAGGAGAAGCAGCAGACCCAAGCGTGGACGCAGAAAATTACGTCAATAAACCAGAAATTACCACAAAAACATCAGAAGCAGCACTATACGCAATGAAGCCAGCAAAAGCGGGGAAATTTCACGACTACTTCACCAGCTGTTTGCCAAGTCCGTTGAAGTCTGACCCTGTGGAAATCAGCCTGACAGGCAATGCACCAGTAGGAATGTACAAAAACACCGAACTCACAGAATACGGGACAGTAAGCGGAAAACAAGCAATCTACTTCAACCAAAAACCTACAGACAGTTACATACCAGGAATTACCAACAACAAATCGGGAGAAAAAATTTCGCAGATAGCGGGAAGCTCGAGCGATACCGGACATGTAGGAGATGTGGCGTATCTAGGCGCAAACCTTAGCAACATAAGCGCTATCAGCATCCAAGATTTGCGCATGGCAATCGCCTTACAGCACATCTTTGAAGCAGATGCACGCAACGGCACGCGATACCGTGAGTTCCTGTCAGGCACGTGGGGCGTGACAAGTCCGGACAGCCGACTGCAGATTCCTGAGTACATCGGCGGGCAACGAATCGCAATCAATGTCAATCAAGTCGTACAAACAAGCCAAACAGACCCGGCAACCGGACAGGCACTAGGCAATACAGCAGCATACAGCCTGACCACATGCAGCAAACAGATGGTGGACTATGCAGCAACGGAATACGGCTATATAATCGGTCTGGCAGTGGTACGAGTGGAGCACAGCTACCAACAGGGGCTGGCAACCAAGTGGACACGTGGCGGGCGATTCACATACTACGACCCGAGACTAGCAGCACTAGGCGAACAGCCGGTGTATAACCGCGAAATCTATGCACAAGGCACACCTGAAGACGAAGAAATCTTCGGCTATCAGGAGGCTTGGGCGGACTACCGCTACAAGCCTTCCTACGTAACCGGAGAAATGCGATCGAACTACAAGACAAGTTTGGACGCATGGCACTATGCAGACGATTATGAAAAACTACCGCGCCTCTCAGCAGAGTGGATACAAGAGGGAACACAGAACATTGACCGAACAATTGCAGTGACAAGCAACAAATCACACCAGTTCTTATGCGACTTCTATTTCACAGAAGACTGGTACCGCGAGATGCCTATTTACAGCATTCCCGGAATCGAAAGAATTTAAAGAAGGAGGAAGCCCCGCAAAAGCGGGGCTATTTTTGAATGGAAACGTTATTAAAGCTTTTGCCATCCCTCATGAAAGGGCTGAGCATGCTAACAGGCATCATATCAAACAGCAACATAAGCAGCGCCAAAAACAGCCAAGGCTCAGGCAGCGAGACCACAACCGGCAGCGAGACCACAACCGGCAGTGTGACAGCACCACAGCAAATCGGTGCAACACAAATCAGCACGCCAACAGGCATTGCCACATTCGGCAACCAGAGCAGCGTAAACACCGCAAACGCACTGCAAATGATGAGCGGACTGCTGAGCAACCTCGCAAATGCTGGAAGCCAAGCAAGCGCCAAGAAGTACAACAGCGCAGAAGCAGCAGCAGAACGAGCGTTTCAAAAGGAAATGCGCGGGACAGCCTATCAGGACACCGTAAAGGACATGATTGCGGCGGGCATCAACCCTATTCTAGCAGCGACCAACGGCGCAACAAACGCACCATCGGGAGCATCTGCAAGCATTGGAAGCCAACGTTATAACCAGCAGAGCGCACAGGCTGCAAGCGTATCCGCAATGTACGAATACGGCAACAACACAGCAGAGCTGGCAGACAAATACTTGCAACTGGCAAAACAGGCCACCAGCGCAAAACAGTTTAAAAATGCGAAAAGCTGGGAACAGGCAGCAAGCGAGCTAGCAACCTCAAGCGCAAAACAGGCGCAACAGTACACCTATGCAGCTAACAAATTAGGCAAAGGCCTCGCGGGAGCTGGTAAAGCGGCCAAAGACGCAGTAGAAAAGGCTGGTAAAGCAGCCAAAGAAGGTGTTGACAAAGTAGCCGAAGATACTATCAACAGGGCAGCAAAAAGACGCAAACTAATTGAAGGGTACAAATCCGGAAAAGCATACACAGGAGACTAAGAAAGGAAGGGGGGTGGAAAACATCCCCCTTTTTTGTAACAATAATCCAAAAAATAAAGAATGTGGAAAACTTGAGTTTTCAACACTTTCAACAGGTTTTCAACAACAAGATAGACAAGTTGCACAAAGAAATTCGTCAAAATGACGAACATTCAACAATTCAACAAGTTTTCAACAAAGTTTTCAACAGGCAAAAAAACAATAAATAAACGTAGTAACGTTAAAAAAACGAGTTTTCAACACTTTCAACACTACTACTACTACGACTACAACAAGTTAATAAATAAAGAAAGCGAGGTGTCAACCGGCACAAGATAGACAAGGAAACTTGTGCCGGTAACAAAAATGCCATGTACAAAACCATTAGTATTTCAGATGGATACGAAAAAACCACAGCTATGGGGAAGTCTGGAAAACCTATCAAAGCAAGGACTGCAAGCGGACATCATGGACGGAATCAAAAAAGGAAAATTCGCATTGTTACCATGCGGTAAATGCGAGTACTGCCGCAAACAGATGGCAGACCAATGGGCAACAAGAATAGAGCTAGAAGCCAAAGAATGGGACGATGTAATTTTTCTAACACTGACGTATGACGATGAGCATATTCCGTACGGAGAAATTATCAAAGGCTACAAAAGCACTCAAAGCCAAACGGTGAGCAAGCGAGACGTGCAGCTATTTCTAAAACGGCTACGGAAAGCATACAAGAAACCAATAAAATATTTCCTAG